GCTGCCAAGCTTTGCGTTGTTCTGTTTATAGCCATCAGCTTTCAACCCTATGTCCAGAGCTATCTCGGTGATTGTGTAGCCGTTATCATCAGTGCCACTATTATCTCCATCAAGGATCTCAAACTGAATTGCTTGGCATTTTTGTTTCGTCAAATGCCCTCTAAATTGAAGCTTTCCAAGATGGGCATCATCTGCTTGCTCGTCTACGTTAAAAGTATAAGAATTACCCACAGAGGAAGTATCATAATCATAGTAAACATTGACTGTAAGCGTATGCTCATCCTTAGTCTCTCCCAAAATATGAAAACCATAGACCCTTTGATAAGACTGAATCCCTGAAAGATTAATCCACCCAGTCTTGATCTTCATAGGAACATAGACAGTATTGTCTAGAAACCCTGTTGTCTCCACATAAGAGCGAGGGGTAGTGGATGATTTCATTAAGCCGATATGAAGCTTTTTATTTCCAACAGATCCACTCCATGCCAAAGATCCTCCTGCGCCTGCACTATAAGTATCTAGGATAGTATCAGCACCCCACTGCTTTAACTCGTAATTATAAGTTATCATCTTTACCCCGGAAGGAGTTCCGCTGCTTTTGGAAAGAAGAAACAACACAGTCTCCTGTGCCGTATCGACCGTGATATCTTTTACGATGTAAGGGATACCATCACTAACTCCTGCTATTTCTGGGGGAGAGATTATGTTCTCTATTGCTGCTCCCATGTATGTGACAGCCATGTTTCTACCCAGAAGACAGATCTTAGAATGAGTTCCTTTTTTTGAAATAAAAATAAGGCCATCATTAATTAATTTAACCGGGGAGCCTTTTGTTGCTCCTATGTTTGATGGAACTCTTTTTGTTTCATAAAACCCGCCACTGCCAAGATTATCAGGACCTTCTCCCCCAACAATATAAATAGAGTTCTCTGTAAATATAAAAAGATTTCCATCCATACTTCCAAGAGCGGTTGGTGGGTCTGAAATATTATCAGGTGTTTTGATAAAGAGAGCATCATTAAAGCCCACCCCAAAACCGTCTTGAATTAGCTTAGAGTAATAGACGACATCATCTTTCCCGATAACCCACAACCTATCCCTGTGGGCAGCAACATATCTTGCAGACGCAGGCGGGGGAAGATTGGCAAGCTCTCCAGAGTCCGTGTAGAGAAATTTACCCGAAGCAACATTTATGTCGTCTATGTTATCTTCAAACGAAATAAACCCGGTTGTAGTAACAAGATCCTGTGTCCTAACGTGATTAAAAATGGAGCCGTTAGCCTGAGTCCTGTAGATAGCAACCTGCACCTCTTTTTCTCCAAAGTCGGGCAAGTTATTTGTTACAATCTTTAGGGTTACTTTTCTTTTATCACTTCCTCCGCTGCCTTCTGCGGTTATTGTTATAGCGCCAGATGGTTCACTCTGGTGTAAGTTACCCTGGGCATCTTCCCACTCATAAACCAACTTCCAGTAGTACACACCATTAGCGGTAAGGTTCCCTCCTGCCGACCCAAGAACCCCACTAAGCATCGGCCTATCAATAAAGCCAACAGATCGAAACCTATCCCCGTCGTACTGATGAAGCCCCTTGTCAGCAACATAAAGAATATCCTGCACAACAGCACTGCTTGGTGCCGGAGTATCAACAAGCTCTTCGTTGACTCTTCTGAAATCAAATAACCGTATGACAGAATTAAGCGGGTTAAAGTCTCCAACCGTCGAAAACCGTTCTTGGTGTGTTGCCACAGGCAGTGCAACAACACTACCTTTTAGACCCTCTGTACCCCCGCTATATGAGGCTGTCTTAATCTTATCACTATCAATATATTCAGCTGGATCAAATGAGGCTATCGGGAGATGGTCCCGTATCCAGTTAACACTATGCCCCGCAACTCCATAGGAACCCCCTCCAATAGCTACCGTCCTTTGCCAGTCCCATAGTGCCACAGTGTTTACTGGAGGATCAGACCACGGAGGCCCCCCTGCGGGATTGTCATCGTGAACAGTTCCTATCGTATAAGGGCTACGCCCAAAAGCAAAAATAAATCTCTGCTTATAAGCAAGAAGAAGCCTTTTATAACCTGGGATACCCTTGAAGATATCTGGAGCAATATACAGGTGAGAAGATTCATCGGCATTAGAGATTGCCGTTATAACCTCTGACTCCTCATGAATAAAGCAGGCGTCCTGATCGTCTTGCTCTGAGAATGGATTAATATCATCAAGGAAGCTCCCGCGAACAATCCTATTTGCTCCTATGGTAATCGTAGAATCAGTTGTAGATGTTGCGGCTTCAGTTGCACAGGTACCGATTGTGAATGTTGTTCCATTTTGCCATGCAAAAGCAACCTTTGCTGAATGGTCGCCTGAAACACCTGATCTATGAATAACTAGGTGGCCAAGTTGTGAAGTCGTCCCTGTTACTGATGCCGACCATTTCTCAGTAATCCCATGATCTGACGTGTCAAAAATATAGTATTTAACTGTATATGTATGGCTTGATACGTGAGTTGCGAAAAGCAGCGCCTTTGTGGATGTTGAGCTATTACATGCGTCGAAACTTGCTTGTGCATTAGTATATCCTGTGTCAGCAGCGCCTATTGCCAAAGGATAGTTAGCGGTTGCAAGTATCTCTTCTCCTGCCGCCGTAGCAGAACCAGCAGCATTTTTTACTTGGATAGTTGCACCAGTAGGGTCTATGATCCAGAACTTTAAAGCACCTTCATCTTCTCCGAAAACATAGAACTTATTAGCTACCCAGAGAGGGACCATTCTTCGGCCATTATTTCCTGAGTTAGTTGCGCTACCTAGCTTAACATCTCGAACTAAGACCGTATTATTTTCTCTGTCTATGATCGAAAGACGCTTATCGTGCAGCCTGTTTCTGTCAGTAATATTCCAACTAACATCAACAAAGGTAACACAGGCATATTTACCATCAGAACTAATTGCGACATTTGGGTTTCGTTGCTGATACTGTGAGCCTTTAGATACGGGGATAGAAGTGTAATCTATGCCATCAGAGAACCCCCTGTGCCCACTAACAGTGGCATCGCCAATAAAGTTTCCAGAAGAGGCTGAATAAGCGGAGGCTCTGTTTAGGATACCTGTTCCAAGTCTGTCACCAGTCGTTGTGTTTCTTGCAACAAGTGTGTTCTTGTACCCAATAAGATCACTGGCTTCCTTATCTATAAAGGTATACCCAGTCCTCTTGTTGATCGCACCAACCTTATCAAACCTGCCATTCTCAAGAGTGACAAGAGAATCAGCAGGAAGAACCTTGTGGTCTACCTTCTGTTGCACCCCTTTGAGGAATTTGATGCTTGCCTTGTGTCTTCTTAACGGCATTTAAAAAATCCAGAATGAAACAGTTAGTTCATTAGTGCCAAGTATACTGAGATTAAAATAAAGAGACTCATCCTTGCTAGTCTGGGGAACAAAAAATAAGTTAGGAAAAAGAGCGCCATCTGACTTTCTTTTGATTAGTACAGGAATGAATCCTTTAAATTTACGACCTAACCCATGACCCACTGCAACCTCTGTTCCGCTAGCCACATCTACTGTTATTAACTTTCCGTTGAGGATAGGGATGTCCGAAAGCGGCCCAACAGCCTCACTTAATGACTTTTTGAGCCTATTTAGTGATACATCTTGACCATATATCGGATCAAACCGTATCACACAAAACCTCTTATCCACCCCGATCTTGTACCAGTAATCTCGTCGGTGATGCCTTCAGACTCACCCGCATCTCTATTTGATGCCGCAGATTCAATCCTGGCTCTGATAGATTCAAGCTCTCTTTCAATGACAGTAGTACTAAGTTCCTCTTTTTCCTTCATCTTGTAGACAGCCGTAATCACGGCAAACTCTTCCCAGTTAGACATGATGAAAGAATTGATTTCGTCATCATCTTCCTCCAGGTCTGAAAAAGCAGGAACATACCAAATCTTCATTGTTGAAGTAGTATTTGGTTCGGGGATGAATTCAATACCATTACCTCTGATCTGATACTGGTAGTCTGTATAACCCCCACGGCCCGTTATCGCCGTAGCTACATACCTATTGCGCTCTTGGAATGAGAACCGACGAACCCTTATAGTTTCACCAGAATCAGTGGCATCTACACCTAGACACTTATAGAAGTTTCTAATTCCTAGTTCATCAAAGGTATAGGTGGACTTACCACTAACAAGACTGAACTCCTTAGAAGTAACATAGTAATCCTCAAATTTCTGAACAAGGATGTCATGTAGCTCCCCAAGCCCTACATTGATATAACGATCAATCTCGGAATCAGAAAAGAAGTTGTTTCCAACAGCATCAGCCCTGGTTCTTGTTCTGCTTCGAAGTTTAGAAAGATCAGTCGCCATATCAAGTTCCTACTATGAAAACTTCGCATTCAGGAACGCCACTGGCAGAAGTCAGGACAAGATCACCAGCAATCGCCACATCGGGAGTAACGAAAAAACCACCAGGAGGAATAACAACATCCACCCCTGTGTCATTTGCTGTGTTGATCGTTGCCTTAACGTTAATGCCCGTATCGTTGTTCTTAACCACTAACATCGTAATGCCACCAGAAAACATTGATAAATCAAATGTCTCCCCATTGTCATCACAATTGACCTCAAAGTGCATATACTCGTCAGGAGTCAACGCATAAGCCGCTGGCTTAAACTTGGTCTTCGGAGTACTGTAATCCGAAACCTTAGAGTAAACGCCTTTGACTTCTAACTTTGCATAGTCGGCCATTACTCAGCCCCATGCTCTTCCA